ATAAAGATACCAGAAGATAATGTAGCACCAATCAGGTTAAGACCTGTTATACCTTCGTGCATTACTAATAATCCAGGAATGAGTTCCATGATTACTGCACCTTCAGCTCCACCTAGAGACATATAAGAGTAAACTCTCCATGCCATTACTAATTGAAAAAGAACGAACACAGGTAACATGAAATACATTGTTAGGTTTTGGAAAGTTGGCCAACCTAAAGTTTCGCCATTTTCATCATACCCAACACCTGTTGTTTCAAACTTAGTAGCGATATCTACTAGCAGACCTACGAATAGCAATACTACTCCTAACCAAGCCATGATACCACCTATTAATACACCAGCACCAGCAACGATAATTAAAATCGGAGCTAGTAAGTAGCGTAAGTTAAGTAATATTTGTCCCATTTGATTTTTCCTCCTATCAAAATGGTTATATTCTAGAATTGTATCGTAAGGAAGACTGAATGTCAATGGTGATACATTGTTCAGCCAGGGACGATAACTGCCTATTCTAGAAGTCTGATTATATTTAGTATTTCAGGAATGTTTAAACTGAGTTTTTTTTAATAAAAACAATATGTTAGTTTATTAGTGGGTACTTATTTGTATCCTCTGTATAGAAGTTTTAATTGCATATATGCACCCAATTTACCTTTTTGTTTTGATTCTCTATATTCACTATCACTTCTAATAGTCATCAGTAAAGTTAATTTTTGTTTACCTGCAAAAACATCTATAAACCATTCTTGAACAGAACTTGTATTTAGGTATGCTTTTATTTTTGTAATTTTAGGAAATATTTTTGCTAATTTGTCCCCTTGTTCAGTAGCTGTATTGCCAACTGCTTTTACTAATATAAGAGGAACTTCAACCTCACTAGCTGGTTTTTCAAGTCTAAATTCATTTTCAATCCACTCTAATGCTGTTTTAAAGTCTTTGTTAATAATTTTTACTAATATTTTTCTACTTTCTAAATTTTGTTTTATATACAAATCTTCAAATAATTGTTTTTTATGTTTAAATGTTCTTAAAACTGAATTAACAACTTCTTCATTTGGTTTTTGGTTTTTACCTTGAATATCTAAGTATGTGCTTTCTTGTGCTATTTTTTTATTAAGTTTATATAAATTAGAGTAAACCTGATTCCATAAATTTCTTTTTAATTCATTTTGAGCATTGGGTGATGACCTTAACCAATAGGGTTTTGTTAGTGTAGTTCTAACATATGAATTTAGTTTAGGTTCAGCTGATTTTTTTGTACCTGCTTTTAAACTAACACCTAATACTTTTGGTTTTCTTTTTTGAGAGTATATTAAAAATATATCTCCTGCATGATTATTTGGAACACCTGGAGGTTTTGCTCTATACCCCCAAACAACTTTTTCTATTTTTCTAATTGAGTGTTGTTCATACAAATAATTTAAAATACCAATTGCATTATTAAGTTTTTCATTTCTCATAGCTGGTCTTAATTTGAGAGAATCTGAAATTAATACTATAGCACTATCAGCGTCGCCTTTATTAACAAAAGACTTTTTACTCTGACCTGTAAATAATTTATTTTTATTTAATAGTTCTAAAACAAATTCATTTAATTTGTCTGGACTTGTGAACTTTTTATTATTGTTAAAAGCAAGTGCTGGGTATAACTCAGTAATTGTTGAGTTAATTGTAGTTTGTTCGCCACCTGATAAAAATGCCATAAATTTTCTCCTCTATACTATTTATACTAAAGGAAAGGAAACCTATGTCAAGCTATAATTTGAAGTCGGAGAATTTTTCGTATGCCTGTTCAGGCGTTTCTTGTGGTTCTGCTGATATATTACTATCAACAATGTTTTGAGCTGAGGCGTCTACATCAAACAATCTCATTTTAGAACGGTCAACACCTATCATAAATGCACGATTTACAGCAGGGTCACCAAATCTATTCTTTAATTGTTTGACTTTGAATTGACCTAATTGGTCTAATTCTTCATTGGTCATTATAGCAAACATAAAGTCTGCCGTTGCTGGCAAACCAAAACTTTCAGATGTATCTTCAAGACCTATATCTGTTGATACAAAACCTGACCTGGTCGTTTGAGTAGCAGAAAATATCGGCACATCAAATTCAACAGCTAGGCCTCGTAACTCTTCCGCTATTGCTTTGATGTAAAAATATGATGAGATATTTCCACCTTTAAATCTGCTACTCGCACAGATATTGAGGTAATCTATGAATACGACATCAGGTTTAAATGTTTTCTTTAATGACAATTCGTTTAGTAATCCTCTAAAATGACCACTATGAGCAGAGGCAGTAGGATATTCTTTGATAATTAATTGACCTAAAGTTTTGTTTTTTAGTTTATCCATTTTATTATCATATAACTGTTTAGGCATGGCGTGTAAATCATCTATGGTAACATCAAATAAATTAGCGTCAACTCTTTCTGCAATTCTTTCTTCTGCCATTTCTAAAGTTATATACAATACATTTTTACCTTCGGTCAACCAATGAGAGGCACAATGACACATAAACAATGATTTACCAACACCTGTACCTGCAAGGGCAATATTTAAGGTTTTACTTGGCACACCGCCTTTTGTAATCTTGTTAAAATATTCTAAATCAAATTTAAATCTTTTTTCTCTTTTGTGATAGAACTCAAATCTAGCTTCAGCGTCATCTACATAATCATGACCAATATGTTGGTCAAAAGATACAGCAAGAGCTTCTGATAAGATAGAAGGTATTGCCTCTGGATTTTGTTTCTTATGTTTGCCGTCTAATATCTGTATACCTTTTAAAACAGCATTGTGAACTGCACGGTCTTTACAAAACTTTTCTGTTGTATCATATAACCATTGAGTTTCAACTTCTTTGTTTTCAATACCGTGAACTAACTTTTTAACTTCGGTAATTTCATCTTCGTTGATATCTTTTCTTTCGTTTAACTCAACAAGTATGGTTTCTTTTGTAGGTAAGTTTTTATATTTGTTTACAAAACTATTGATTTCTTGAAACAAAATAGTTTCAAATCTATTAGCAAAAAATTCTTCTTGAAGAAAAGGTAAAACCTTTCTAGTATATTCTTCATTATAAAATAAATTACTTAATATAATTTTTTCTAATCTTTCACTCATTTACATCCTCAAACTTTAAAAAGTCCATTTTGCCTGTGGCTAATTGTTCTTCTACTAATTCAATCAATATATCACCAATATAATCTATGAACTCTTGTGTATCATAATCAACATCATTAGGATTTTTTAAAACATTGTAGTCAAATATGACTGACATTTTTTCATCATCTTCTACTGGTTTAAAACCTACATTGCCGTATTTAAAAATTATGTCTTTGTAATCACCTTCAACTAACTTTATACAAGTATAGTCATCATCAGGTCTTTGTGCAAAGACATATCTTTTAGTCTTCTGTTCCGTAGGTGAATTTTTTTCTTGTGTACTCATCAATCTTATCTAATATTTCTTTTGTAAAATATTTTTCAGGTTCATTATTAATTGTTTTTGCATATTGTTTACTGCCGTCTGGTAATTCATATCTTGTAGATACTTTAGAAAAAATACCAGCTTCTTCTGCAAGGTCTAGTAAACCATAATGTTGGTCTAAACCTTTCGTATAAGTTAGTCTAACATCTACCATGGCATTTTCTTTTGTAATTCTTGACTTGTAGTTTTTACAATGCACAATATTACCTACAACTTCTGTACCATCTTTTTCTTTTTTCTTGCCAAGATAGACAATACTTGAAGCTGCATATTTAAGACCAGAACCACCACCCATTTCTTTTTGTGGGAACATAGAACCAATTACATCATAAGTATGATTGGTCATTATCATTGGTACTTTTGCTTGACCTAGTTTTAATGTTAAAACTCTAAATGCTGATTTAACAATTTGACTTCTGGTCATATCTCTAGTTTCTTTACCCTCTGCTGTATCTTCCATTTCTTTTGTTGTTGATAACATACCTAAAGAATCTAATACAAACATAATAGGTTTTCTTTTATCTTTTTCTTGTTCTAGATACTTGTCAATAATTTTAATTGCTTGTAATCTAAATTCTTGAACTGTTGCTACAGGCATGATTACAACTCTTGAAGAATCAATACCTCTATTTTCTAACATATCTTTTGATACGGCGTTTTCTGATTCAAAGTAAATCACGCCAGCGTCTTTGTCTTTGTCTAAAAAGTGTTTACATATACCTAATGCAAAAAATGTTTTACCTGTTGCAGCTTCACCAGCAATTGCTGTAATTCTACTGCCTGGTAAACCGCCATAGATACTGCCTGATAGTAAAGCGTTGAAAGCATATGAACCTGTGTCAATAAAACTTTCTACATCACCACCGACAACACCTTCACTAGCTAAACTTGCATATTCGTTACCTGTTTCTTTGATAACATCTTTTAAAAAGTCATTCATAATTTCACCTCAATGATTGGAGTATATACCATTTATCTTATAATGTCAATGTTGGTTGAGTTAGTCCAGACTTCAAGTTCTGTTCTTAACCTGTTGTCTGCTTTTAGATTGTTGTACCTATTAGTGGCTTTCTTTTTCCACCACTTAATAAGATTTTCCACTTCATATTTATCGTAATTATCCTCTTTGATAATTTCATCAGTTTTACCATTTACGATATCTATATAGTTTCTAATACCATAGTTAGATACATAATATCTTTTTCTTTCAGTAAGTTTTTTTGCATTTTCTAGGGTATCTTTAAAGTTATCTAAATCTGTTCCGTCTAAGGACCTTTTTATCAATCCTTGTATTGCTGTTGTTAGTTTTAATTTTTTACTTGAAGCGTCTTTTGGTATTAAATTACCAACTCTGCTTTCAACATAATCAACAAGTCTTTTCCAAGGTTCGCCATGCATTAGTGGTGTAAAATCACTATCACTTAAACCTCTATTTTTTAAAATAGGTTTCATACCATCATATTGACTTGATGATTTACTACTGCCATATAAACTTGTTGTTTCAAAATAAACTAAATTCATATTATACTTTTGATTCATTCTTTCTCTAACATAATGACTGCAACATAAGGCAGCTAATAATTTACCACCTAGATAATTAAAACCAAATGGTTGAGATGGTACAATACAAAAACCCATAATAGATGTTTTATTAAAAGTAGATAATTCAGGAACATTTCCTAATAATTCATTTCTAGGTTTCATATTAATTACAGGAGAACCTAATCTAATGAAACCCACCCACTTGCCTGTATTTTTTTCTCTAATTGCTAGTCTTAAATTTTTACCAGGTATACTTGCCATGTTTGTATGACTTGAAATAATATTTAAACAAGAGGTAAATGTTTTATCATCTGGTTCTATTATCTCAAAGTCCATATCTTCTGGCGACATTGTATAATCACTAAATAAATCATCTTCAAATCCCATACCAGGCAAAGCGGTAGGCATATGTTTTATTTGTTCAAGTTTTTGTTCTAACATATATTCATCTACTCTACTAAATTTTTCAAAATAGTCAGCGATAACTTTTGAACAATGTAATGCTTCTTGTCTTTCTAATGTTTTCATCCGAAAAATAACTCCAGATTAGCTTCTTCTTCTACTTTCCACCCAATAGAATTTAATATAAAACTTAGAGGGTCAATAAATGTTTTTTGAAACTGTGTATCATAATCTATATACTTCTCTAATTCAAATTCGTGTGGTAACCTACCCATATAACTTACAACATCAAACTTAAATGGATTTGGGTCTTTGAGTTTTACAAACTTAATCTTATCACCTTCATTTATGTAAGGATATTTGTATGCTAGTTTTAATCTTTTAATATGATGATTATAAATTAAGGCACCTTTAACATGAATTGGTGTGCCTTTTTTAAATATACTATTTGAATCATAATATCTTTTTATGTGATTACAAGACCTAGGAAAAGATACTTGTTCAGCTGTCATTTTACTAAATTCTTCTCTAAAGTCAGCAACAAAGTTTTGTAAATCTTTTTCTGTTGATGTCATAATTAAGTTAATCGCTTCTTTAATTTTACTACGACACACTTCTGGTGTTGATGATTTAATAGCTTCAATACCCATAATTTTAAGTTTAGGTTTTGCAAGTCTAACACCTTCATCATCTAATACATTTAACATATATCTTTTCTTTGCTGTCCAAATACCTTTGTTTGCAATAACTTCTCGTTTCATTACCATTGCATTTTTAAATGAGTTAGTATAATCAGATAATTCAGCAAAACATTTTTCAATATATGGTTCTAGTTTTTGTTCACATACTTTATTTAAGAAATCTACAACTTCGTTATCTGATTTATC